CAAGCTCCTGAGCAGCCTTGATCCACTGCCATTCAAGACCACAGATGAAAAGACTGTGTTGCTCTCCAGCAATGGCTGCTCTCAGCTCGATTACATCCTAAGTGCTAACCTTGCAGCATTTATCATGCAGAAAGTGGAAGAGGATGCGACAGGGTATGATAAGCCATTCGCTATCCAGAGGGCAGAGGTTTATGCTATGGCAGCAGAGAAGCAGTCTCAGATTAGGTCAGGAATTGTGCCATTGATGGACAATGATGTTGAGCCAGGTTCAGCAGCAGAGGAGGCTGACAACTTAGGCAAGCTACCACTTGCAATTCAGCAGCTATCACTTGCTGCTGAGAGAGCAGGTAAGGCAGGCAACACTGCACTTTTTGAAACACTCAATGCCAAAATCAATAAACTTCTGGGTGAAATTGAATAATAGTGGCAACACCTACTGAGTTAATCAAGCAAATTCAGGAACTTCAGCTGGCAATTGAAAGCCGGATGGATGATGCTCTGCCCAGGGTATTCAGCAAGTTATCCGATCAGGTAATTGACCTTGCCTCTAATCTGTCACTTGATCCCAAGGACAGAGCCAAGTCATTGAAGGAGCTGATAAAACTCAAGAAAGAAATTGCTGACACTATTGTTACTAATGCTCCTTACCAGGCACAAGTGTCTGAGGTCATCAAGGGCTTTGAAATGCTTTCGGAGCTAAGCAATGAATACATCACTGTGGCATTAGGTGACTTCAGTGAAAAGAAGGCTCTCTATAAGGCTATCCTTGAGACTAACATAGCCACAACCAAGGATGCTCTGCTTGGTGCTGGCATCAGGGAAAACTTTGGCACAGCAATTCAGGAAGTACTAAAGGATAACATTGCAGGCATAGGCACAAGGTCTGAACTCAACAAGACATTAAGGCGATTTATTGAAGGCACTCCAGAGGAGTCAGCATTTCTGAATAGGTATATTAAGCAGACAACTAATGATGCTGTGATGACCTTTAACAGTGAGTATATCCAGACTATTGCGGAGGATTTGGATGTAGAGTATTATCTCTATGCTGGCACTGTCATAAATGACTCCAGAGCCTTCTGCGTTTCAAGGTCAGGCAGATACTTTACCACTGACCAGGTCAAAGCCTGGGCCAATCTAAAAGGCTGGGATGGCAGAATGAAAGGCACTAACAGCAGCACCATCTTTATTTACCGAGGAGGCTATAATTGCAGGCATCAGCTTTGGCCTGTGAGTCAGGAGCAGTATGAGGCTGCAAAGGAGAAGGGCAGAGCAGGTCTAAGATGATGGGGACACATTGTCCCCAGGTGACTACAACTTGTAGGCAACCTGTTCCAATTTGTCACAATTTCACCCTACCTTTTCACCCTACTTTCCTTCCCTATAAGCTAAAAGTAGGGAGATAGGCTTTAAATGTCTCTGCTCGATTACATTTCGGAGGCCATAGCCTAAGTTTTGCTGAACCATGACAGCAGCCATGCTTTGCTTTCTGATATAGCCTTGTAGAATTACCTCTGCTGCCTGTTCAATTGCCCAGCATAGGATGTAGACATCAGCCTTCAGCTCATCATTTAAATTGAAGACTAACTTCCCGGTCTTGTACTTGGTGGTCTTGACATCAATGTTGTAGTCATCCATCATTAGGTCTGTACCTCCATCACCTTCCAGACCGCAAGACATATCCATTGGAATCTTGAGAGCCTTACTGACAGCATACTCCCCCATCACACCGAGCATATCAGCTGTCTGCTGGTCATTTCCCCAATGCTTCTTATAGCGGTTAGGGTTGGCCTGATCCTTCACGAAGTGCCTGCCATTGGCAAGCACCCGGAGCAGCTCCATTTCTCTCTGCGTGAATGTTATCTTCAATGCTCATAGTGGATTACAAAAGTAAGTGATAATAAACGATATTTGAGCATGAAAAAGGCAAAGACAGGCAGCACTCCGGTGGCTAAGATTAGCTTTGGCAAGCGCAGAGAGGGTAAGCATAGCAAGAGCAGAAAGCCAAAGGCAGCAAGGCAGAAGTCATATAAAGGACAAGGCAGATAATGGCTGAGAAAAAGTTTCAAAAGAAGGTCAATGGCAAAACGGTCAAGTTCGGTGCTAAGGGCTATTCCATTGCACCAGGCACACCGAAAGGTGATGCTTATTGTGCGAGATCATCAGGGATACCCAAATGCAAGGGGAAGAAACCTTGCCCTAATGACTTGAGCAGACAAGCTTGGGGCTGTGTTGGTAAAAAGTCAGTGAAAAGTGCTGCTAAAAAATTTACCAGAACTAAGTAACTTTACGCAATGCAACTGAAGTATTTTAAGCTTTCTGAATTTGACTCACCAGATGCTCCTGGTTCGGGAAGCAACATGAAAGAGGAGTTCTTGACTAAGCTGGACAAGGCCAGAGAAATTGCTGGTGTTGCCTTCCGGATTAACTCAGGATTCAGAACTCAGGCTCATAATATCAGTTTAAAAAAAAGAGGATATAAAGCAGTCAGTAACTCTCCACATCTGGGAGGCTGGGCTGCTGACATCCATTGCAATGATTCGGTCAATAGGCTCAAGATAGTTCAGGCACTGCTTGAGGTTGGCTTTGTCCGCATAGGAATTGCAGGTACATTTATCCATGTTGATTGTGATCCAACGAAGCCACAGTCGCTCATCTGGACATACTAATGACAAACGAAATTAAATCTGAGCTGGTCAAATTCATGGGTGATTTGCCTGCCTACGGAGCAATCTTAATTACGAATTTGACAAACCCTGATATTCAATTTTACAACGAGCTGGAAGCCTGGGCATACTCACATGGCTGGGCAGTAATTTTACTTTATCGTTTAGGAGTAATTATCTATGACATCCACAAGCGCATGATGCAAAAAGATTTGTGGGAGGATGAGAAAGGAGAAGTCAGGATGATGACTGGCTATGAAAAAATTTGGGTTGAAATCAAAAAGTTAAGAAAGAAATGACAGTGTCAAGAGAAACTATTTTTGTCCTTCTGCTCATGGTTGGCTATGTTGCAGGTGATGTGTATTTCGCAAAGCAAGCACACCAGAAGCTGGATAAACTTGTCCAGGACAACGAGAATTTTACCACAGCAGCATTGTTCAGAGTTGCCCGGTGCGAGGCAAGAATTGATAGCATTAAAGCTCAGACAAAGGCAGTGGCAGAATCAGTTATCTATGTTGACTCAGTTGCCACCACTAAGACAGGCAAATCGGAGAGAGCAGAGAGGAGGGGCAGATTTGTAGGTGGCCTGCTTAAGGGATTAATCCCTGGTCTATGATTCGCAATACCTTCGGCAAGCGGATGCAAGTGTATGCCTACACCTGCACCACTGCTGTGCTGATTGGGTTGCTTTTAGGAGTGGGTTACCTCTATAAGATTAATCAGGTGCAAGCATCGGATTCGGTGCTGATGTTTATTCTGGCTCAGGTTCTTGGATCATGGGCAGCACTTACAAGTAAGATTTTCCGCATTACCTCAGCAGGCTCAGAGAAAGCTCAGAATAATTAACTTTGTCCTTATGAATTGTCTCCAGAACTACATCGGACTAAAGGGCTGCACCACAGGTGAGCCATTGTCTGGCCTATACATCAATGACTATCCGGGCATGAGTTCGGAGTTGCTTGATAAGATAGCCACACCGGAGCAGATAAGCTATGTGGGCATGTGGAACTCAGCCCAGAATGTGAGTTATGTAAGGATAAAGAGAGACATTCAATCAGCCCTATATAGCGCAGCAGAGGCTCAGCTGGATCAGGTTCTATTCCAGACTCGCAAGCAGTTCGTACAGCAGTGGCAGCAAGTGCAGACAGTTCCGGCAGAGGCAATTCTTAAAGGAGCATTTGTGAGCATTCAAGGCAGCAAGTATCTGTCATTAAGAGTAAAGCAGATATACATCTACAATGCCGGTGCGCCTGTTAATAACATTGACTGGTACATTTATCAAACTCAGGATGGCAAGCTGCTGGATAGTGGCACAGTTGATCTGGTTGAGGGCATGAACTATGTTCCGGTGAACAATGAGTTCTACTCCGACTTTGATAAGATCAACATCATGGTGGCGGTTGATTGCACAAATCTGCCAACCACAACAGGCATGTTCACCGACTGGGGCTGGAATCAAATGGACATTGAGTGCGCTACTCGCTTCACCTACCTATGGCGCAATGGCTGGAGCATCTTCCCCGTGACTGCTCCGCTTGGCTATGGGTTCGGAGATAGCTGGAATCAGGACAGCAGCCAGTCAGGAATATACATAGATGCCCAACTACTCTGCTCACTTGATAGCTTCATCTGCCAGCAGAAGGAGTTTCTTTTGGATGCCTGGGCAAACCTACTATGCTACCAGATACTTTGGCAGAAGGTAGCCAGCCCCAGAGCTAACTACTTTGCTCAGGGCAACCGGGAATTTACCGAGAGGGCTATGGCTACTTTTCTTGATGGCTACAACCAATCACTTGCTATCTGGGCAAGGCAGCTGAATCTAAGAGGTGAAGGTCTGTGCTTTAATTGCGATAATGCTGGCCTGATTCAGCAGGGATTTGTGAGGCCATAAGGCATAAACTTACGGCAGGTACGGACAATTGCCGTACAATGTTGTCACAAAAGTTGCCGATATTTGCGACAATAAGACCCCTCACGCCTCTTCACAATGCGCACCCGGAGGGGTTTTCGATTTATCCAAGAACATACTTGAGCATCTTGTCTCCTTGGTGCATGGCAAATTCCTTATACACCAGAGTGCCATCAGCTATAAGTGGCTCAATGACTTCATACCTGATGTAGCCATCATCAAAAAGGAATCGACCAGAAGAAGGCTCAAAATAAACTGCTTCCCTAAATGGATTGCGTAAATCAAACTTATGTGTTTTTTGTCGCTCCTCATTGATAGAGTCAATGATGTACTGCTGTTGTGTTTCTATGTTTATCATAACTTATTTATTTCCCTATTCAAATACCACTGTGCTTTCTTTAAGTCCTCCAGATTGCTGCCCTTCTTGCCTGCTCTGCTTATGTACTTCACAACATTGCCCAAATTAAAGCCAAGCTCCCATGCCTCTATGACCTTGATTGCCTCATAGGTGTTGTCTGCTCCTCCATAGTGAGCAGGATGATCTACTGACTGCAATGGCTTCTCCTCCGGCTGATTGTCTAAGTAGCTGCTGATGATGTCTCCCATAGTTAAGGATAATAAAAAACTGGTTTAGGAATATTAAACTCCGACATGGTTCTGCCTCTCAGCTCTTCCATGTCTTTGTAAAGCTTGCCATTGAAATAATATCCGACATGCCTAGGCTTGCTCCGCATGTTGATTAGCTCAGCCTTAATCAGCACATCATTGACATCTATCTCACCCTCATTGCTGACAATGAAGTCAATTAATTCTTCAATCGGTGTCGGATTCATTGCCTTCTTTAATTAATACCTGAATTACATGACGAATGTAGATGAGCGCATTCATGCCTCCCTGCCAATAGTTTCTGCTTGCTTTGTCATTGCCATCATGCTCCATCAACATTTTTTTTGATTTGATTTCCTTTTCTACAATGATAAGCACTTGCTCAAGATTGGTCATATTATAATGCGGTCAATGTTAATGTCATGGGCTTCCTTCAACTCATTCCAAGCCTCCCAGAGGTGAGCCTGATCAATGTGCTTGCCATCCTCGGAAGTATCTTCCAGTTGGCGCAGTTTGTTGGAGAAATCCCAAATGAACAAAGCCATGTCAAGTGATTTAACGCACCGATAGTGATTAAGTGCATCATCTGCATCATCCAGATTAAAGGATAGTACTGCTCTCATAGCTTTCTTTTTTTAATGCTGTCCAGATGCCCGATGTGCTTTACAAAGCCTCTGCACAAGGTCAGGCCAATGTAGCCAGCCTCATAGTACTTCTTGTTATACTGCATTTCTGAATGACAATGATCATTGCTTCTCCACTCGCAGAAGTTGCTGAACTTGCCCATTGCTAAATAATCTGACAATCTGCGAAGACCAGGATTCCAAGTGAAGCCATGCCAGTCACCCTTATACCGATGAGCCAGCTGCTGATAGCGCACATGTTGTTTTGTAAGCTTCATGCCAGGCAGAACGGTATGCCCATTTCGGTCAGATGGATGTCTCATCCATACACATGCACACTTAGGCTCAGCATCCAGCACCGAACGAGAGTCATGGATAAAGCCTTCAGCATAAAACTCCCAATCATCTTCGCAGTGAAAAATGTAAGGAGTAGTAACCTTTGAATAAATGGTATCAATTGCATGCACCTGACCTTGCCTGTTGCTGCTTGACCATTCAGCCATGATCTGCCAAT